TCAATGGCCTCTGCCACCTGCTCAAGGAACTCTGTCTTTGTGACCTGCATTTTGTAGTCAACAGTTTTGCTGGCTGATGGCGAAAGAGATGAAAGGTCTTTGTGCTCGTAAGCCTCAAACGTCACACCGATAATGACGTTAGGTACTGGCAAAGCATTACGCTCTTTGTCAGCAATCTCAAACCGTAGTTTGTACGTCAGTTTAAACCGACAGTCGTTGATATTCATCTCTGAGTCATGTGAGTACGACTCATAGTATTCCCATTGACCTAGTGTGCCTTCTTGGAGACGAACGTTGTTAGCGGTGAGGCGCTCTACGAAATAGTTTGTGTAGATTGGAAGTGACATTTGCTTGTTTCTTTCTATGCGTTGTTAGTGAGGCGCACCCCTCACATCAAAAATTAGATAGCGAGCTTGGTGTTGTAATAATCTGTAAGATTTTCAGCTTTTATAATGTAGTTGATAGCATTGTCTCGATTGTAATCATCACGTTCAGTAAGAATTTGTGAAAGATCAATCAGAACGTAATTAACTGGATCTGAAATGTCTTTAAACATCTTCCAGCAATCATCGTAATGGTCTTTTGTTATCATTTCGATTGATAAAAGATGCTCAACCACAAGAGTTCCATATAAAACTTCAGGTACAAATCTCATTTAATTAAATCCTCTTTTCGTGTGGACACTTTAGGTTGTCCAGTTATGTGGTTAAACCACACGAGCATGAATGGCTCATCGATATATGTGCCATTCATTCTACGTGTTATCCGCACATGAAGCACAGGTACGGAATTCTCTTGAATAATAACTCTGTAACGAGCCATCATTCGTGCTGATGCTGCATCTCTATAAAGAGTAGGAGGGCCGAACTCTCGGCCCTCAAAGTCATAACACTGGTTTGTGTAACTATACGGATAGTTACCCATTACTTGTATCTACCTCCTCCCATCCAGTTGGGCGTGGCATTGGCGTGATTGCTGACACCCATTTGTTGAATGATGCCTCATCAAATTCATTAGGCTCTGTATTAATCCAATCATTGAAGCCTTGTGCACTGCGTGTGTTGTAAGGCACATGTGCAGTTGCAAACTTGAGTAGCTCGCACAAGTTAGCTTGTGCTATGTGGTCTAACCTACCTTCAAAGCCGGGCTTGAGCATAATTAACCCGGCAAAGCCATCACCCGGATGGAGATGGCGATAAGCAAAGTTGAGAATCAACATTCTGTAGTGTGTGAGGTCTGTCATTAGCTTAGTTCCCTTCGCAGTTCGGCTGCTTTGTTGTTGTTGTAATTGAGCATGAATTGATACTGTGTTTCTACGTCATCAGTATTAGGAAGCTCTGCTTCAAAATTACTTTTAAGTGATTTGGGTAAAAACATATTGACCATGTCGTTAAGTAAAACCATTTGGTTGACCCACTTCCAGTAGGCAACTTTCTTTTCTTCTGTTGTCATTGTGTTTCTCTTTCATGCGTTGTTAGTGAGACGCATCCCTCACATGTAACTAAGGGATAACTACGAATCCGTGTACTTCTGCAACTTTAAGTTGATAAACAGTATCGACAAAGTTATTGATCCATTCTTTGAGATCAAGGTAATCGTATGTCAGTGTCACTGTGTCACTTGAGTATTCGACATTGACTTCATCAAGGTAACCACCTGTACTTAGTTTCCACTTGTTGTCATAGACTTGGATGTAAATGCTGTACATAGCTGGAGCCATACGTTCATAGTGCATGTATAACCGGACATCGAGTGTGCCGTTAATGGTAGCGCGATGTTTAGATCTGCCATTCTCACTGTTGTGAAACTCAACGTTTGTAATTAATGCGTCAGACTTCTCATACGCTTTGATTACGTTACGGGCCAATTCACTGGGGGCAATCATTGTTTTATTCATTTGTTTTCATCCTTGTCGATGCGTTGTTGATATTGATTTATTTCACCAAAAAACCATCCTATTAAAAATAGGATGGAAAGAATGGCTATACCTGCACATATAAAAATGACGGTCATCTAATTCTCTTTCGTCTGTCGTATGCTTTCATTCGTTCACCAACACCACCTTCGTCACCACTACGTTTATATTGAACAAACGCTTCTGGTACAGTTTCTCCGTAAGGGAGAAGGTCTACAGGCAATTCATCAATGGTTCCGGGTTTCCAAGCACCATTTGATTTCTTGCTTAGTTGTTGATACTTGACCATGACGCGCATATCTTCTGGTCGTGTCATCCATTTGTTGTTCGGTGCTTCTAACGAAACAACCGTCCCGATTTTGTCGGGACGGCGCACGTTGCACACTTTGTCTCCAATGTGTAGCATTTAGTTATCCTTCTTGTTCCTTGTAAAACTCACTAACAACCTTGTTGTTGTGTACTTGTTCAACATGCTTAGCAAGCTTGCTGTAGATGTTATGCACAACAGTGATGTCACGCTGTGAGATGACAGTGCCAAGCTTGATGAACAAGTTCTCTTTCATCTTAGTGCAACGATACTCATCACTGATGTATGTGTTGAACGTAGACAACTGCAAGCCAAGCAGGTCTGCGATGTAAGAGCGGTCGAGCATGACCAGTGCAATCTGCCAAAGTTGTTCCTCTGCTTGCGTAGGCTCGATGCGAATGATGCCAGTTCTCACGAGCACAGCCTTCTGTGCGTCACTCAATGCTTCGATGCTGTCAACCGTCAACTTCAATTTACCCATGACTAACTCCTTGTGTCGGATACATTATATGTATTACATTGATTGTTATTCAATATAATGAGGGGGGTAGAATCCGACCCCTCCCCCCTATAAAAATTGGAGGGGTATAAAATTTGACCCCTCCCCATTGACGCCACTACTTCTCTTGTTCATGCAACCGTTGCAAGTAGTCCCATTGTTGTATATCTATCCACGTGCCATCCATTCGGTAAAGCCGTAGGTTCCACTCTTCTGGTATTGAGTAGACATTGAAGGACACGATGTGCGCTTCGTTTTGTACTTGTTCTTCGTACTCTTTGCACACGCGTCCAGCGTGTTCAATGTCTTCAAATGCCAGCAACCAGAACCCGCCTTGGTTATCTTTGTGTCCAACGATTGTGCGTTCTTCGTGCAGCACGTCTTTGATTCCTCCGGGTGTATCAATGATTTGCCAGAGGTTTGTTCGCCAGCGGTTAGCTGGCATTTCAAGTTTACTGAGATCGAGGTCGAGGCTCATAGCATTCTCCTTAGTTGTCTGCGTTTTTCTAGATTAAGTAGATATTGTTTAACGTTAGGGTTGTCACGGATGACTACGATTTCGCAATCATCAATGTCGTGTGACCAAAGTGCAATATCACCATTGATTGACGTAACTTTAATAAAGGTGTTGTGTGTCCCATTAGACAATGTACGAACATAGCCACGAGTTAACGTGGCTATATCGTTCATGATAAGTAACGCCCGTTCGGGCGATCTGATTAACATATTAAACTCCTTAACCGATTGGAATCATTGCGACTTGCTCAAAGTTATATGTGACATGTGAGCTGGACGTACAGTCCCACGTCGAGCCGAGTAGTTTATACAACTGCTCTTTCTGCTCGAACGTAAGAGGTACCTCTTCGCCTTCAACCACGTCATTGCTGTAGTTTCTGTGCAAGTCATACAGAGGACGATCTGAGTTGCCAAACGTTGCAGAGCTGACCATGAGCCAGCCATATGTCGGCAGCAAAGGTACGATTTCCAATACTTTGTCGTACCGTTCCTGATTCCAGTAGTGGTATCGCATTGACCAGTGCTCGATCTGGTCAGGAAGGCTATCAATAAATGCCTTCCATGCTACATCGTAGTCTTGACTGCAGCATATGAGAGTCCAATGACTTTCGTGGTCTTCATCAACCTCTTTCATGCTTGCAACCCATACAGTTGGTACTGTGATGGGAAGCGCGGGTTTCATCTCCATACCCCATTTGTTTTTCGGCATAACTAAACGTCTCCTTCATACTTACCAAGCGATGCACGGAACTCTTTGATTGCTGCCTCATTGGCAATAATCTGGTCGCGTTCTTTTTTAACGACCTCAAACCATTCATCACGCAACACGGACATGCGGTCTGCTACATCGTGACCAGTCATGTCGGTGCGGTGCAGGTCACTAACCCACATGTCACCAACCTGATGCAGCTCTTGCTTGCTGCCGTACATGGTGTTAATCCAAGCCTTAACACACACATCGTAGTGTTCGGTCTGGTGATTGTAGTCACACTGGATGTCGATGTTGTCATCAAACAACACACTGCCAGAAGTAAAACACCGGCTGCCCATCGTGTACCACGACAGCGCTTCGTCCCACTCTTGTTTTAATACGCAGACCATTGCGCATTGAAAATACATACGAGCATCGCTCGTTTCGTAGTCATCTTTATATGGTTTCTGGTTAACGATTGACCAGAAGTAGGTGCGTCGATAAAGCGTCTCAAGCAACATGGTCTTGATGTGACCGATGATACTTTGTCGTCCGCTTTCATTAACGATGTTTCCGTTGAAACAGATATCAATATCTTTCATGACTAAACTCCTTGACCCAAATAAAAATAAAAAAAGGGAGGGCTTTCGCCCTCACCACTAGAACTTCCCGCGAATGGAGCGTGACCGGCTTCCGCTGTACAACGCCAGCAGGCGGTCATCAGGCGAGGTGACGTAGATCTTGTGATCCATCAACTCTTCGCGCTCCAACTCAGCGAGCATCGCATCGCTCACATCATCAGGCTCTACACACATCAGCGTGGTATGAGCGGACATCGTTGGGGTACGCAGTACCCATTGCTTGCTGGATGCACCAGCTTTTTGCTTTGCTGCCATAGCAGTCTCCTTCTGTGTGCGTTCACGAGTCGCACCCCTCGCTAACATCACATCCACTCAAGCGTGGTGTCGATGAACTCCTCAAGCGTCCCACCAATCCAATGTGCAACGTGCACACTAGGGAAGAAACGCCCAATGGTGAACTCGAACGAGCGGTCACCAATCATGCTGATAGTGACATGCTTGCGCTTGCCACCAACACTACGAACACCACGGTAAAACGTGGTACGAAACAACCCATCTTTTCCAATCATCGTGTCACCTCATTGTTCACATACATGTCATGGCGCATGTTTTCAATCTCAACCTGATGCTGACGCTCAAGGTCAGCCTGTGCAGTCACATGTGCAAAGTACAAACCACCACACACGACAGCCCATCCAAATATCTGGAACAGCACAACACCGTTGCGCTTTACCCATGGCCAGCACTCCTTGGCAATACCAATGATTGCAAGGATGGCCCAGAGCACCATCGACCCAAGGAAGATGTCTCGCCCAATGACACCATGACCACGAGTGACAATCATCTCAATGACTGCCACGAGCCACAACAACGAACAAACGACAGACCAAACGTATACAGCAAACAACATCATGCACCTACCTTCTGCGCCTTGCGCTCCAACAACAACGTATTCTCAACAGCAATAAGCGTGTCTTCAATGTCTAATAACTTCACATACCAAGCAGTATGTGCCTCAGTACCCATAACAGGCTCAAGCATCATGTGACGAAAGGATTGATTGCGTAGTTTTTCACGCTGATATTCAAGTTGTCGAACGGTCATAATAAACTCCATAAAACAAAGAAAAGGGGCACTCGTCGCCACGAGTACCCCAATGTATTTTTGATAAAAAAACTACCCGGTTTGGTGTACCGGGTAGTGTGTGGATTAGAGGGTCTTCCTCCAAGCCAGCAGTTCCGAGTTGGCCACCTTGACCGACTCTGGAACATCGACCTTCTCGATGCCCTTGCCCCATGCATCTGCAAGCACACGCATAGCATCGGTGATGTGCTCCAAGTCGGTGTAGCCGTCAGTGTAGTAGTCGGTGACTACTTTCTTGCACACACTGACAGACTTTTGACGTGCCGCCTCGATAGCGTCGGAACCCAGACGGGCGGCGCGAATCTCGCCGATTTCCGACTGTTTCATCTTGATTGCCGCATCACGGGCGATAGGCAAACCTGTTTCATTGGCATGAGCGAGAAAAGCGCGAACGATTGACGTAGACATTGTTGATACCTCCAAGTATCGGTGAACCCAACTAAACCCAACTAAACCCAACTAAACGAACGGAAACGAATAAGAGCGGGTGAACCCGTTCGTTTCACCCGCTCCGCATCCGCCGGGAGCGAACTGCACGCTACCGACACACATGAGGTGGCAGCTTGCAGCTGTTGCTTAGATAGCCCATGGCCGACCCCCACCCACCGCCCACCCACCCGCAACCCCCTGCCCTCTCAATCGATAGTTAGTTGTGACTCCGACAGATATATTCTCTCTATCTTCTATACTATTTCTCCCATCGGAGAAACACATTTACCCGCGTAGAAAAAGGGTCCCATACAATTGTGGTACCATATGTTATACATATATTGAGGTGTGCCATGTTTTTGTTGACCCACGGTAATGACAGTGAAGTAACTGTGCAGCAGAGTGCTACAGCTGGCTACTCTGTGACAGTAAAGCGCAAGGATGAGGATCCAGCTTATGTAACCAACCTGTCGTTAGTTGAGGCTGCGCAGCACTGTGCTAATCTCCGTAACGACGGAGTAAAGGTTCCAGCTCGTTTTGTAATCGACTTTTTGATGCTGGCGCTTGACAGTATTGTTTGTTTTGTAGACGCAGACGGTGAAGAGGGTGAACAAGGTTGACGCACCTTGAAATTATTTATTGCGGTAATAGCATTAGTGAGTATCTATTTGATCCACGACGTGCTACAGAACAAGCGTCAGGCATAGATCTACAGTACATCGGCGAGAAGACTGTGCCTGTTCGCCCAGATCAGATTGTATTAGTGCCTACAGGCATGAAAATCAAGCTAGAGAAAGGCTTTGAAGCGCAGGTGCGTACTCGTAGCGGAATGGCATATAAGCACGGCATAGTGGTCTTAAATAGCCCCGGCACGATTGATGCAGATTACACAGGTGAGATAAAGGTCATTATCAAGAACATGAGTGATGACACGTTTGTGTTTGTGCCGGGGATGCGCATAGCGCAACTCGTTATTGCTCCTGTGTGTATGTGTGAGCCTGTAGTGGTTGAGTCGGGATCGTTGTTTGAAACCACACGTGGTTCTGGTGGATTTGGATCTACAGGAGTATAGTATGGCGTATTACAACGAGAGTAAGTTACAGCCTGTACACGCAGCTGACGCTTGGAACCTTGACCGATATCTTTTTACGGCTCTTGCTTACATTGCAAGGGCTGGCAAAAAGAGTGGTTCTAATTACGATGACGATGTATTAAAGGCACTGTGGTTTTTAGCGTACGCTATTACAAAAAACACTGACTATGCAGACACTGTACTTAGCGTGTGTAAAAACCTATTGCCGGGAGCACAACATGAAGAACAATCCCAAGCGGATACGTCCATTAAACTTTCCAGCTATGTTGGTACTACGCCTAACACCGGAGATGTTAGCGAGTATAGAGGCATATGCAGGGAAGCGGAATCGGAGCTGGTTCGTGAGAAGAGCGATAGAGCATTACACGGACTACCTACGGACTATAGCTAATAAAGCTAACTGACAGTTTTCCTACTTAGCTCAGTGGTAGAGCCTCCGGCTGTTAACCGGATGGTCGCTGGTTCGATCCCAGCAGTAGGAGTCCCCCATGCACGTAAACGCACTGGGGAAGATGATGCCACCGTACGGTCCTTACTCTTTCTCCCGTATGGTGGTATTATTCTTTTGCCACCGAGAGGTGAGCTTTGTATAGAAAGCAGAAAACTCCTCTTCTGTCCGACATACTCAAACTCTGCAAACAGAAAAGACCAGCCCTGTCACGCTGGTCTTTTTTGTTATAATCAACACATGTATGAATACGGAATCAAGTTTAAACGAGTCATTGATGGCGATACTTTTGTTTGTGATATCGATCTTGGTTTTGGCATCTGGATGGTGGATCAGCATTGTAGGCTCCACGGAATTGATACACCGGAGAAAACAACGGCGGAAGGGAAGAAATGTGTCCTAGAAGCCAAGTTCTGGTTTGATGATGCAGCAGCTAGGCTTGAAAAATTTACAATCCAAGTAGAAGCTAAGGCAGACAAGTATGGGCGCAGGTTGGTCACTGTACGCAGCGACAAGGGGTATTGCACACTTAACGAACAGTTAGTCCGCGATGGGCTTGCTGTTCCATATTCAGGTGGAAGTAAATCAGCAAGGAAAGTAGTACGTGCAACAGCTATTATCACAGATGCAACTTGATTCAGTTCTAGTAGGAATCATAATTGCTAGTGGCATTATGTTCATCTATCAAAAGATTACTGACTATGGAAGTTATTTGAATTTCCGTAAATGGTGTAAAGAGCGCGACATATCCGATGATGAGTTAGACAAGAATAGTATTCCGAAGTATTACGCCATGTGGAGATTATCTCAGTTAGATGGAATTGAGATAATAGAGCACAAAGGAGATAACGATGCCTTACGTAAATAAAGCTAGGCCATACAAGAAAGAATACGCTCAGCAAAAAGCTCGTGGCGAGCACCCATTACGCATGGATAGGCAACGCGCTCGTAGAACTATGGATGCCAAGGGAATTGACCGTACAGGGAAAGACATAGATCATAAGAAACCACTATCTAAAGGTGGTTCAAACTCAATGAGTAATTTGATATTAAAGAGTCCATCTGCCAATAGATCATTTCAACGAAACAGCGATAGATCAGTAAAATAAAAAAGGCCCCTCTGTGAAGGGGCCTTTAGATTCGCTCGTCCTAACTGTCGCTATAGTGGCATGATGGGCGGACTTTTAAGATATCATCGCGTTTCATGAGTAATATACCATGTATTACATTATGGTACAATAGGCCATCAGCCCCGGTGGTGGAACGGTAGACACGACAGACTTAAAATCTGTTACCGCAAGGTGTACGGGTTCGACTCCCGTCTGGGGTATGGAGGAAAGATGGCAGCTACACTTAAGTATATTCAGCCTGATGCTGAAGAATTCATGGTTCATCTTGCACGAGTATCATCGGATAATGAGGATAATCCTGATTACGTCAAGTTATTAAACTACTGTATGAGGAAAGAACATTGGTCTGTGTTCCAGATGTCAGATGTAGTCATGGAAATCTACACATCTAGAGCTATTGCAGCGCAAATATTGCGTCATAGAAGCTTCCATTTCCAAGAATTTAGCCAACGTTACGCAAACCCAAGCAAGATTGAGTTAGATCTTCCTGTTATGCGCCGTAAAGGTAGCACTAATCGTCAAAGTAGCTTGATGTTTGACGATCCAGAGACACAATTTCAAATGGACAACAAGGCCCTTGCTCCTGTATTGGTAGCAATAAGAGCTTATGACGACCTTGTAAAGTCTGGAGTTGCTTTAGAGTCAGCAAGAATGGTACTTCCATTATGCGTAGGCACTAGAATGTATATGAAAGGCACTGTAAGAGACTGGTTGCACTACTGTAGAGTGCGCATGGATAGCCATACACAGCAAGAACACCGTGAAATTGCTACAGATTGCTGGAATGTTTTATGTAAAGTGCTTCCAAATACTACAAAAGCGTTTGAGAAATACCATTTAGGAGAAAAGAATGATTAATCAGTGCACAATTGTTGGGCGTTTAGTAGCGGACCCGGAGTCTCGTCAAACACCTAATGGAAAATCTATTTGCAACGTGCGACTTGCAGTAGATCGAAAAGGAAGAGAGAAAGAGACTGACTTCTTTACGTGTGTTGCATTTGGTCAAGGTGGTGACGCGCTTGCTGAATATGCAACTAAGGGTCGCCTATTAGGTATTGTTGGCAAAATACAACTAGAGCAATACGTAAACAAGGAAGGCGCAAAGCAACAGACGGTTAAAATCATTATTGACAATTGGCAACTACTTGATAGTAAGAAAGAAGAGATTGAAAGCAGATTAAATAGTAGTCCGCCAAATCCTAAGCCAGCTGGTCAATTAAAAGTAGATGATATAGATGATCCATTTGCAGATGACTAACATGAAAGTCCGCTATATGCGGACTTTTTTTATGTATAATGCATAGAGGTGATCAAATGGGAGTTGTTAAAAAATATCAAAATCCATCAGGCGGATTAAACGCTGCTGGTCGCGCACATTTTAAGCGTAAAACAGGAGCCAATTTAAAACCGCCAGCACCAAACCCAAAGACAAAGGCAGACGCAGGACGTCGTGCCTCTTTTTGTGCGCGTATGTCTGGCATGAAGGCAAAGAATACGTCTTCAAAAACAGCTAATGATCCAAATAGCCGAATTAATAAATCTCTGAGAGCGTGGAACTGCTAATGCGTAAAACTATGGGCCAGATGATGGGCATGAAAATTGGTGGACACTCAGGAATGAGTAAGTCTATGGCTAAAGCCGAAAAGCAAGAATATAGCAAAAAGGGCATGTCGTCAAAAATGATGGCAAAGCATGAAAAAGCCGAATACGGAAAAGGCAAAAAGTGCCCTAAGTGTGGAAAAGCAAATTGCGGATGTAAATATTGAGAAAACATCCGGGATTTAAAGCTGTGCAAGGAAAAATTGCTAAACAGCAAAGGGTTAGCCAAGAAGCAGCTGGAGCAATTCTTGCTGCTTCATCACGTAAGGCGTCCGCATCGGCTAAACGGAAAAACCCACGCCTACGAAAAGTAAAGTAGGTAGCAAAATGCCAAAAGAACCGACATTTGGATTTCGCAAACAGCAAAGGTTAGGGCGTGAGAATAACGTCAAAGTTGAAAAACCAAAGAAATCTGCACCAAGTTTTTCACGCCAAAGATTCGGCATGGATCCGACAATAAGCACAAGTGTAAGTAAGCGCAATGCAGCTGCTTTAGGTGCAGGTAAAGAATATCAGGGAAAAGCATTAGCCAATGACGAAAACAAGCGCCAAGCTAATATGGCTGGCAAGATGCGACAGCAGATGCTTAACACGCGAAAGGCAAATCAGTTCCGTGCTGAGCAACGGCGTAACGCAATGCGCTCTCGTATGCGCGGTGCTGGACGTGCAGGTGGAGCAATTGCTGCAGGGCTAGGCGCAGTAGGGGCAATGAGTGATGCTTTATCAATGAATGAAGCACAAATTAACAAGGCCAAGTCGCAAACTCGTATGCAAGGTGCTCCATCTCCAATGATTCCGGGTAATCGTGAGCAAATTGTTGGACAGCGACAAGGACGTATGTTTAACGAGCGTGGACAAGCTACGTCCGCAAAGTCTGTTATGCCACCTAAAAAAGGTGTGATGTCTAAGGGCACTGCTGGTAAAACGTCTACAGCAAAAGCTGGACCTAGCCGTGCACCAATTACAAAGGCACTTGGTATTAAGAAGTAGGAGAGATCTATGGCCTCTGCATTAATGAATATGATGGTTGACGAAGAGAAAAAGGCTGGACGACAAGTTGTTCGTCCTACTAAAACAGTTCGTAAACCTGTATCAACAAAAGCACAAGAGATGGTTCAAGATGCAGAGGCTAAGTCAGAAGCTGACGTAAAAACACGATTAGCTGATTACAACAAGCGCCTCGAAGGAACAGCACAACAAAAGCCAATTGTTGATGTAGGAGATTTATCAACATCATTTGCAAATCCTAATTTACCAATACGTGATGTTAGGCCAGAAAAAAGCGGTATTTTTGCTCCGGGGCCAAGCACTGCTGTTGGGCAAGTAGGACGTGAATACAAGGGCGAAGCTGGAGACGTTGCTAGTGCATTTTTGCAACGATACGGATCCGGAAAACCACGTGAGTTAGATGTACCAGCGTCTCGCACCACTGAAGAAGAAGAACAGTATCGTGCAGCACAAAATAGAATGGCTGCTGGTGAGGATGCTGGCTTAGCACAACAACTTGAAACGGGTATGGCTGGACGAAAACCAGTGCAAGTACCTGCACCTGCACCATCTCTGGGTCAATGGATGGGTAAAGGCACACGACCTGCACAACAAGAGGCACCAGAAGCACCAGCTGTTGGTGGTCAGAATTTATTAGATGAACAAGGGAATCTGCGTCAAGCTGTAGACTTTTTTGATAAACCATTTACTCCGGGTGAAAAGAAATTTGGCACTGCAAAGGACTTTATTCCGGGAGCAAATCCACAACAAAAATTTGAAACACGAGAGAATCCAGCTGCAAACCAACCTCGGTCAACTAACTTTACTGCTGATTTAGATAGCGAGAAATTACTATCGTCTTTTCAAGGGAATGAAATCCCAACTATGACGATGGTTGGAAAGTTGCGATCAGCTGTTACGGCTGGTGTAAGTTTGCCAGAAGCAGCAAGGCGTGTATTCAATGGCGCTACTGATGCTGACCGAAATAGTCCAATGTACAAGGTGCTAGAAACCTTTAATACATTCCAAGGTAATGCTCGTACCGATGGGCAAAAACGTATATTAAACGATGGCTTAGCTGCTATTGCAGATTATTTTGATCGTGGATCTAAACCGGGTTCAAAGCATAGCACCGAAACATTTAACGATGCAATTGATTTATTTAAATTAGCTGGTGATCCAGATTATCGCCCGCAAGATGTTTATGAAGTATCACCTGCGTTAATGGAAGCAATGAGTAGCGATGAAAATTCTATTTTTGCTACTAAATTCGGATCACAGAAAGATCGTTCAGAGCGCACAAAAACTCGTCGTTTTGATGCGGTTTACACAGGAATTAACAAGTCCGTTAGTGGTGTAGCCAAAAAAGTTCTTACTAGCATGTCGCGTGGTAATGCTCCAGCATTTGTTGCTGCGCGTGACGTTGCAACAAGCGTATTAGGTCCATTGGCAATACAGCAACCTGAAGGTATGTCTTCAGTGGATTGGACGGAATCTAATACTGTACGTAGAAATATAGTTGATTCTATTTACATGGATGTTGCTGACATGTACGAGCGTCGCAACATGGGAAAAGCCTTTAGCTTCAACGAGGCTATGGGTAACGATATTGTGGCTAGGCGGTTT